TATTGGAATAACCGGAATGGTGTCTATTGTAGTTTATCCATTTGAGCGTTAAATATTCTTTGACCGTCTGCAGTTGGTTTTTCGCAGGATGGTAGAAAGAATGGTTGGGGTGGTGTATGGGTTTGAGTTTTTGAAAAGCTGTATACTTGCTTCAATCTGAACGATACGTTTCCATTTTTTGTTTTAAAGCGGGTAACTTTGTGCAGGTTTTCGCCGTAAGATAGTAGTTTGCCAGTTTTAAATGCAATATAAGCCCGTGCAACTTGCAGGGCTTTTTTTGATGTTATGTTCTTTTTGAATGTACCGCGTACCTTTTGCGTTTTTACTTTATTGACTCGATATATTCTTGCAACCGGTCTTGCTCGGTTTCCGCTTCGGGCAATGTCGGTAGGAATGGCAAGTGTGGAGCCGATAGCCGGTTTGTGTATACCGCCTTTTTCTTGACGTTCCATATAGGTCGCTTTTTCTGTTATGCCGATTGTTGAATGTATTGTATGGAGTGCATAGCGTCCTTTCGGCATTTGATCATACTGTACTTGCCGTGTCGTAAATGTGTTGCGCAGTGTAAAGGTGTCTTTCATGGTTTTTACATTCTGCTTTTTAGCAAGCGCGGCTTGAATATTGACGGTGTTTGTTGCCGCTTTTATAATCCGTTCTTTAGCATCGGTCGTTAAAAGATGAAAACTTTCAGGATCGTTAATAATCATTTTTGCAATCTGCGACATAATTCATTCCTTATTTAAAATAGTTCTAATTGATTGTGCAGTACGATTGTAAATTGCAGCAGTGTCGTTTTTGCTTTTCTATTGCTGTTGCACTGTTTTTGTATATCTTGTTTCGCTGCCGATAGTGCGGCGGTTATCGATGTGTGCATAAAGGATGCTTCATGTGGTGTTTTTTGCCTGATGATGCGGTGGATTTTTAATTTATAGCCGTATGCAAAAAGATTATTCCTCCGGTATATCGTCAATTCAATAAAGTCGCCATAATGGCGTTCATGCAGTTGTTTTACCGTATCGTATTCGGAACATCTTGTGTGTGCTAAAATATCAATGGGTGATGCCGGTATCATTATTATTTCCTTATGCAAACGGGTCTTCGTCGGGAGGCGGCATGTCATCGGATGATGTAAATGCCGTACTATTTTCAGGGATAAGAGTAGGTTGTGTTGCTTTTCCTTCAATCTTTTTAAGCCGCACATTGATAAAGCATAAGACGGGGTTACCATTTATTTTTTTCTGTTTATACTTAATTTCGATGTAGTCATGCTTCATAAAACGTACAAACTTATTTCGGGTGAGCGCTTCTTTATCGTCCGCTGCTAATTCGTAGTAATTAAGGTACTGGTCGTATACCGCTTGTACTGTTTCAAAAGCGTCGCCGGACATATCAATTTCAATACAATCCGATACAAATTTATCGAGGTCTGTTTCCTGATCCTTTACGTAGTTCTCTTTGTAGTTCTTACATTCTTCCGATAAGGGGATTGCCCCTTCGTATTTATATTTTAATTCAATATACAGGTTTGCAAAGTATTTAATAATTGCAGGGTATTCTTCCCGTATCGATTTCAAAATTGTTGAAAGAGACTTTGTGTCTTTGCCGCCTTTTTTATGCTGTACGGAAAAGGGAATGACAAGCATACGGTCTATAGTTGCTTGTTCGTGTGCGTCAAAACGCGGGCTGTGGTTCGTACACATAATAATCTGTGCGGTCGGAGTAAAATCATGCGGGTCTTTGTAAAGTCTGCGGGCGGTAAGCGTATCATTGCCGGTAAGTTCTTTCCATAGTGCAGCGTTCAAATAGCCATTACGCTCCGTTTCCTGCACGATGGCAGCTCCTTTCCCCTCAAGGCGGGCGATATACGGGGTTGCTTCGTTCCCTGATACCCGCCGTTTGTTTTGCGAAACGAGAATATCAGCAGGGATGCGGTCTATCATATCAGTATAGACATCTTTGAGTAACTCTATCGTTGTAGTTTTGCCGGTATGCGTTTTCCCGATAAAAATACCGCCGTATTTAAATTGCATATTCCGCGACGGGATAAGTGATAAATAATACATCAATGTTTGCAAAGTTTCTTCATTCTTAAAGTTTGATTTCATAAACGCAAGGAAATTAGTCGGTTCTGTAGCTTTCTCTACAGCTTCCATACGGTACGGCAGCACATCGCGTCGGTATTCTTCGGGTGTTGATTTTCTAAAGACAATTTTGTTGCCTGAAAAATCCATAACACCGTCAATCAGTGTGAGCGATTCTTGTACGGTCGGCCCGTCAAAAAGGACGTTTTCACGGAATACTTCCGGCTTAAGACCGGAAAGGTCTTGTGCCAGTTCTACACGGAAACGCCGTGCTTCTATTTTTAATAGCAATTCATATATTTTTGTTTTCCCTTCTCGGGATATTCCGAGAAAAGAACGTAAGACATTTGCAAGAATACTATAAGAAATGCCTGCTATATCCGGTTCACGTGTCCAAATATGTCCGTTAAAAAAATAGTGTTTCTTTTCATTTTCTACATAAATGAGCCGCCCTTGTAGTACATCAGAAACAAGTTGTGAGGCGGAGCGGACACCGCCGGTTGTTAAAAATTGCAGCGCATTCGCATTTGTACGCATTGCTTTATAATCGATTTCGACGATTGTTTTCTGCTCTTTAATTTTTGCAAGGATTTCTTTTTCCGGAATGAGCGCCTGTTCAATCGCCTTTCGCAAATATTTTGACGCACTGTATTTTTCACACGCTTCAATCAAAAAATAAGGGGTGTGGTCGTTTTCATTTTCAATCTGTTCAGAGCTTGCTCCCCATTTTAATAATTCTTGCGTAATCTGATTGTTTCCGCACGCTTTTATGCAGGCGCTAACGAACGGTTGTACATCTTTATCATCCATATCAGCAAGCGGGATTTTTTTTAAAAGATTGCGTAGTTGCTTAATACTCACTGTGTTGAAGGATTCCCAGAATACGGCAGGTTCTTTTTCTTTTTTTTCCGGCGGAGTATATTCTTTTGCGTCTTCTATCGCTTGCAGTACCGCTTCAGGTTTACCAGCACAGATAGCCTCGTCTTGGTCTTTATACGGGAATTCATCCGGAAAAGAAGCCGTTTTGATTATGCCTTTATACCCTGCTTTTCGTAACATGCCCGGAAGATTTGTTTTCCGTTTGTCGGTTTCGCTGATTGCAACCAATCCTGATGCTTTGCGGCCTGCAATGTCTTTATCAAAAAAAATGATGATTTCGGGAACCGATAATAAATACTGTTTTATTTTAGGGCCGGTTAAACCTTCTGTGCCGCCTGTTGAAAAGACGTTTTCTATTCCTGCAGCAGCGCAGGAAAGAGCATCCATTTCGCCTTCTACTAATATAACCGGTTTCTTGGTATCGATTACGCCGGGCATTGGAAATGTTTTACAGCTTTTTGTGCCGCGTTTTTCACATACGAAATTTTCGTAATAATGCAGCTTATATCCTGCACCTAATTTGATAATGATGCCGGAATGTTGCCAGCTTGAATATCCCTTTTGGGGATGCGGCAACGGAACGCCGGCGCCGCGCAGCACAGCTATACCGGCTTCGGCGCTGGCGATGTCGTAGCCTGGCCAGTAAAAAAAATACTTTACCAAATTATCTACAATGCCTGAAGGATAGTTGGTGCCGGAGCCTCTCGTTACGTTTGCCCGTGTCTGGAGAAAGCTCCGTATTTGATTTTCTGATTTTTTATTGCCGGCAAGATATTTTTCAAATGCAGCACAGGCTGCAGCGTCCGGCGTAAAGGTTTCTTTTTCTGCTGTTTGTTTTTCCGATTGTTTAATTGGGGTGTATCCGCTGCCGAATGCGGCTTCGACTGCTTTGAATTGTTCTTTTTTATCGGTAATACCTTCTAAAATACCTACGGCGTCATAAATATCGCCGTGTATGCCGCAATTTCCTGAATAGCATACAAAATGATCATCAAACAGTTCGCATGACGGGTTTCGGTCTTCATGTTCAGGATTAAAACAACGGACAAGTCCCCGTTCCGCTTTTATACCTTTTATCCGTAAATATTCTATCAGTCTGTTTTTGTATTTGTCAAAGTTCATGTGTTACCTACCAATTCCTGAAAATAAGCTGCCGTGTGTCATTTGTTGATATAATCAAAGAGTCCGGGCCATTCTTTGTGCATCCGTTACCATATTTGCAGTCTCCCGTATTCGTCGTAAATATCATCTGCTTTTCTTATTGGTTTTAGCTGTTCCGGTTGTGCTGCAGCCGATTTTTGCTGAACGGCAGCAGCCGGTTGTTTTGCTTGTTCCGAATGGGATGCGGCAGCTGGAGGTGTTTTATGCCGTATGTCGACAATTATTCCTTCAAACACCTTTTTAGCGGTGTGTACTTTTAGCGGAAGCGCCGCTATACCGGCTTTTTGTAGTTGCCGTATTTCCGTAGGACTGTATTTTGTTCCGTCTTGGCAGAAAACCCAGCCTGATTCGCAATGGTAGGCTGTTTCTTGTTTGAGTGTTTCGCTGTATTTATACAGCCATCCGGGTTTATTCGGCATCGATTATATCTCTGTGTCCGTATGCAGCAATGCGATAATATCGTAGGCAGCTTCAATTTTTGCTTGCTCAAGTAGTTTTGCCGAATCCGAATCGAGGGTTTTAATAGTATTTTCTATTGCTTTAATGTAGGCGGTAATTTCGGCGAATACGAATTTTGAACTTATCAGCTTGTCCGCAACAGGTATTTTTTCTTCATTGGCTGCAGCGTCATTCGATTTTTTCTCCGAGTGGGAGTGTATTTGTTTTGAGGCTGCTTGCGAAAAAGATTGTGCCGGTTCATTCTTTTCCCTTGCCGCTGAAACAGGGGCGCTCGACAATGAGGCGGTCGGAGTATGTTTTTTCTCTGCTGTGTCGGCCGTTGTTAGAGTAACCGGAGGTGTAATCATTGCTGGTTCGGTTGAGCGGTCTGTATTACTGTGCGTTGCCGACTCCGACTGCGCCGGTTGTGTAATGCTGTTTTTATATGTGCGGATTACTGCTTCTGCTGCTGCTCTCGTTCCGCCCAGCGCTGCTGTTTTTTCAATGAGCGGTTTTAAATCAGATTCAGGAATCGTACGAAATACATTTAAGGTTGTTGTTTCGTACTGTTCGGTGTCAATATTTTGCTGTTGCAGGAGTACTCTTACTCTATGCGCCGCTAAGTGCTTCGATACCCATTGCTCCGTTTTAGCTAGCTTTGAACTGATTTCTTGTTGTGAAATACCGGTTGCAAGCATTTCGGCAACGCCTTGTTCCCGTTCCGCCGCCGTTAAATCATTTCGCTGAATGTTTTCAATAAGTTGCAGTGTAAGGGTGTCGCCGGTTTTTACAACGGCATCGATCATATTGAAATCGTCGCCTTTTGAGCAAAGATATTCAAAAGCTCTTTTGCGGCGGTGTCCGGCTATCAGCTCATACTGCTGAATACCGGTGTCCGTTACTCCGGCACGTTTCACAACAATCGGCTGCATGAGCCCTGAATCTTTTATTGATTTGGCAAGCTCTTCAATATCCTGATATTCCTTGCGGACATTGCCGGTTTCGATGATTTGAGAAAGGCTTATTTTTTGTGTTACGCCTGCCGGTTCTAATTTAGGCATGATGTAGCTCCTTTAATAAAAAAATCGATGTACTGTTCAAGCCGGTTTTTTACCGCTTGATGCAGCGGATAGTTCACATTCTCTGTCAGCCGTTTTAGGGACTTTATATCGGGGATGCTGCCGGGAATAAGAAAATCGCCGAATGCTGCGTTGTATTTTTCGATAATGCCCGGTTCGTTTGTCTTAGTGTTTGCTTTATTGATACATACATACGTGTCTGCTTCAATGCAGCAATTTTGCAAAATAT